AGACACCCACAGCTAACCCATCGTCAATGGGAGACTGTGTGTAAAATAGAAAAGAGATATAAAGATGTCGAAATATCCAGGGGTGAAGCGACTTCCTAGTGGAAAAATCGAATATAGAGGAAAAAAGTTTGATGGATTCAACAAACCACGCAGATCAGACAGACCAGAGAAAAAGGGAATGGTATTGGCAAAAGAAGGAGACAAAGTGCGACTTATACACTTTGGAGATTCTTCAATGGGGCATAACTACTCTCCAGAAGCACGAAGATCATTTAAAGCACGCCATGCCCGCAACATCGCCAAAGGAAAAATGTCAGCAGCATATTGGGCTGATAAAGTCTATTGGGCAGGACCTAGTGGATCTAAAAAATCGCCTCCAAAAAGTCAAAAATACAGAAAAGGGTAATGATTATGCGTAGGAAACGTATTCCACAACAGAACGTGTACATTACTAACAGAATTAATCAACTAAAAGAAGATATGGCTCGTGCTCATGATGAGCATGATAAAAATTGGTATAATCGATTAATTCAAGAATTAACTTGGGCTAGGGACATGTCCGGTAAGCCATCTAACAACTGTTACATGGCCGGAGAAAATGCCTAGAACTGTAAAATTTCACTTAGTCAAAGATTTTGGAGATTATGAGGTTCCTCCTCCTAAACCTGCCAAGAAATTTATGCCTGATTGGTATAAGAAGACCCCAGCAAAGCTACCAGACGAGTTAAGTCTAAAACAGTGTGTTCCTTTTTTAGATGCTATGACTGCTGGTTATATGATAGTTACACACGTCGAGATGATTATTAGGCAAAACCTTGACGGATCTATCAGACTTATGCACCCGAATGAAGAGTATAGAATGAGATGGGCAAATGATATGCCTCTTGAGACTCATCCAAACAAACAATTTCCAAACTCACCAATGAGTGGATATACGGTATTAAAATACATGAATCCTTGGCGCATTGAAACTCCTAAAGGTTATTCAACCTTATTTGCTCCCTTATTCAATCGTTTAGAAAGTCCTATAGTTCCGATGACAGGTATTGTAGATACTGATAAATTTTTTAATCTAATTAATTTTCCCTTTATACATACTATGTTAGAACCAGGCGGTGAGGTAATAATTCCTAAAGAAACCCCTATTTGTCAACTCATGTTTTTTAAACGTGAAGACTGGCAGCAGAAAGATACTTTTCTAGCTGCTCACGAAGTCAATAGAACTATCAAGTGCAGAGAAGAAATGCACAATGATAGACTAAATTACTATAAAAGAAAAGTCGTAGAAAAAAAGAGATACGACTAAGGAGATATTATGGAAAAGAACTATAATAAATGTTTAGAAACTATTCTTCATCATGAAGGAGGATACGTTAATCATCCCGATGATCCAGGTGGTGAGACAAATCTTGGTGTTACTAAGCGTGTTTATGAAGAGTGGGGAGGGACTAAAGATATGAAAGATCTCACTGTTGAAGATGTTGCACCTATTTATAAGAAAAATTATTGGGACAGGGTGAAAGGTGATGAATTACCTTCTGGTTTGGATTTGTGCGTGTTTGATTTCGGCGTTAATGCTGGGACCGGCAGAGCTGCTAAGTATTTACAAAGTTTGGTCGGTGCTAGCGCTGATGGTGCTATTGGTCCAGCAACTCTTCGATCAGTTCAAGCCTATGTAGAGGTTGAAGGGTTAGCATATACGATTGATAAGTATCAAGAAGAAAGGCAAAAATACTATGAGTCTTTAAAACACTTTGAGACTTTTGGTCGTGGATGGACTCGTAGAGTCAATGAAACTACTGAACTTGCTCATTCTATGACATGAAACTTTTAGCTTTACGCATTCACGAACATGATTCTAATATTAGTTATTTTGATGGTAAATGCGTAAAGTATTTTTCTACAGAGAGGTATTTTTCAGAAAAACATCATTCTATAATTCCATCAGAACTTTTACAGAAAAATCCTGATTTAAATCTTGTTAGTAACTATATTAAGAAACTAAATAATCTTTTAAACACTGTTTTTTCGATTTCAGTAGCCGATGTTGACGTTATAGGGATTGTTGTAGGTGACTACTGGTTTACTAATGAGTTATTTGTAAAAAAAGAACTCGGATTTAATAAACCCACTTTTATAATTGATCACCACTTAGCCCATCATTTTTCTACGTGGCCTGTTGAAAAACCAACTACATATGGCTTTGTATTTGATGGTCAAGGTAACAACTGTATAACTCATTCTCTGTTTAAAAATGGTAAACTGATTGATTATTTTGATAGACACAGAGATGGTTCTATTGCGTCAAGAATGAAGTTAATTGGTAGATCCCTTCGGTTTTCTGGCGCTTTTGAGTCACAGAATAAAGAATTAGACTTAGCAGGTAAGGTCATGGGGTATCAATCCTACGGAACTATAAATTATGATTTTTATCAACATTTGAACTCTTTTACCTTAAAAGATGTATATGAAGCTTGGACCTATCCTTACTTTGGTCAACAGATTAGTTATATTGACTGGCTCAGAACTGTTCATGAGTGGACAGGCGACAGGTTAGTTAATTATTTTTCTAAGCATAAGGGAACCAAATCTTTTACAGGAGGTACTGCGCAAAGTTCTGTCTTTAATGGAAAACTATATAAGCATTTTGATATGGAGTTTAGTCCTACTGTGTCTGATGCAGGATTATCTCTTGGAGTTTTAGAGATACTTAGGTTAATAAAAGGTGTTGAACCTTTTCCTACTGATGGATTTCCTTTTTGGCAGTGTACCGATGAGTCCCCTGAGCTGACCGATAAAACTCAAATAAAAAAGATAGCTGAACAACTTGCTAAGGGTAAAATAGTTGGAGTATATCAAGGACAAGGTGAAGTGGGTCCGAGAGCCCTGGGTAATAGATCAATTCTTATGGACCCGAGTATTAAAGATGGAAAAGATATTATTAATAACAAGGTAAAACATCGCGAATCTTTTAGGCCTTTTGGCGCTGCTTGCTTACTAGAAGATGCAGAACTCTACTTTGAGGCGCCAAAAGAGATTCCTTATATGAACGTAAATGTCGATGTTAAAACTGACGAATTCCCCTCTATTACTCACGTAGATAACTCTACTAGGCTTCAAACAGTCAAAAATGGAGTTTTTTACGAGATTTTAACAGAGTTTAAAAAACTCACTGGTTACGGTGTGTTATTAAATACATCTCTCAACATTGCTGGTAAACCGATAGCATCTAAAACAGAACATGCTAAACAAATTTTTAACTCCACTGAGTTAGATGCGATTTTTTGCGGTAACGAAGCACAACTCAAATAACAAAGGAAAAACTATGAAAAAACTACTGCTAGCAGGCGCTATGCTGCTTGCATCGTTGACTACTGCTTTTGCAGAGCCTGTAAAAGTAGGATTTATCTACGTAGGACCAATCGGAGATCACGGTTGGACTTATCGTCATGATATTGGTCGTCAACAAGTCGAAGAAGCTTTTGGAGACCAAGTCGAGACTGTATATCTTGAAAGTGTTCAATACGGTCCTTCAGCGGAGACAGCTATTCGTCAGATGGCTCAAGGCGGGGCAGATATTATTTTTGCTACGTCATTTGGTTACATGGATCCGATGCTCAAGGTTGCAAAAGACTTTCCAGACGTAAAGTTCGAACACGCTACTGGATATAAACAATCAGAAAATATGGCTACCTACGGGCTTCGCCTCTATCAAGCACGCCACGTACAGGGTATTATTGCTGGCATGATGACAAAGACCAATAAAATTTGTTATGTCGGGGCTTATCCAATTCCTGAAGTGATTCGTGAAATTAACACGTTCTATCTTGGAGCAAAAAAGATGAATCCTGATGTCGATATTGATATCGTATGGGTTAATACATGGTATGATCCTGTCAAAGAAGCCACTGCTGCTAAAGTTATGATCGCAGATGGTTGTGACATGGTCGCCCAACATACTGACTCACCTGCACCCTTGCAAGCAGCAGAAAAAGCAGAAGTTCTTGGCTTTGGTCAAGCATCTAATCAGTATAACTTCGCACCAAAAGCACAGCTAACTGCTACTATTGATAACTGGGGTCCATACTACATTCGTAAAGTACAGGCAGTTATTGACGGTAATTGGGAAACAAATGACTATTTTGGTCATATGAATGAAGATGCAGTGCAGATGGCACCGTTTACTAATATGCCTGAAGAAGTAGCTGCTGAAGCACAGCGTGTGAAAGATGCCATTTCTGCTGGTGAGTATTTTGCATTTACCGGACCTATCTATGATAATAATGGTAAGCTGCAACTAGCTGACGGCGAAGTCGCAACAGATCTTCAACTTAATCAAATGATGTATTATGTTGAAGGTATTGATGCTAAAATACCAGGAAGTTAAAAAAAATGATTCCAGTCATTGATTTCCAATCAAAAACAGCACTGGAAGAGATTCGTGAAGCCTACACTACTGTAGGCTTCGCAGTCTTTACCAATGCTCTTTCTCAACCAGAACAAATCACAATGAATTCATGGTTTGACTTGATGAAACAGTTTTTTGAATTAGACATTGAACTTAAGTGTAGATACATCTATGACCCAGAGACAAATCTTGGTTATACAGGTTGGTTGAAAGAGAATGTTAATCCAGAGGCTCCTGGTGATATGAAAGAGTCTTTTAACTACAATAATAAACGAATGTCAGAGCATCTTTGGCCACAAGAGATTACTGGGTTTAAGTCTAATGCTCTTGCCACTGTAGACATTGCGGACAAACTAACACTTCGTATTCTAGAAAAGTTTGACTCTATACTTAACTCAGGCACTACATTAGTTGATGCACACCTAAAGCCCTACAACACTACTAGAGTGATCCACTATCCTCCTTATAATGGACCTGTGCAAGATAACCAAAAACGAATTGGAGAACATTCAGACTATGGTACTATCACGCTTCTTTGGCAGATTAATGACGTACCGGGACTTGAGGTCCAAGACCTCAAAGGTAGATGGCATCCTGTACCTTATGCTAACGATGGGGTCGTTGTTAACATTGGTGATTTACTTCAACGTTGGACTAATGATTATTTTGTGTCTACTAAACACCGCGTAGTTAATTCTCATATACATTTACCAAGATATTCTATGCCGCACTTTGTTGATCCAGAACCAGGAACTATTGTCAAAAACTTACGTAATGAACCTGCAAAATATGACCCTATTGAAAGTAAAGAATATCTCATGTGGCGATTAGCACAGTCTTATTAGAGTGTAATAAAATTGTAACATATTTTTGTTATAATTTAAAAAGTGAGGGCGATCAACGTCCTCACATTTTATTAGGGAGATAAAAATGAGAAAACTTATCTTTGCAGCCGTAGCTGCTTCATTGGTTTCTAGCGCCGCATATGCTAGAGAATATGTTTCAATCGCAGGATCTTCTACTGTTCTGCCTTTTGCTACTATCGTAGCAGAGCAATTAGGAAATAATCCTTCTTTTAATACGCCTGTTGTGGAATCAGGAGGATCCTCTGTAGGTAAAAAAGGCGTCTGTCAAGGTATAGGCACTGAATATATTGATATTGGAAATGCTTCTTCACGCATGAAAGTAAAAGAACTTGAGTATTGTACAGCAAATGGTATTGCCGTTACCGAAATCAAAGTAGGCTATGACGGTATTGTAGTCGCTAACGCAAAAGGCGGTATTCAGTTGAATATTTCTAAGAGCGATTTAGGTAAAGCATTGACTGCAAAAGTTCCAGATGAAAATGGAAACTTTATCGACAATCCGTATACACATTGGAATCAAATCAATCCAGATCTTCCAAACATTCCTATTCGAGTGATGGGGCCGCCAACCACATCCGGTACTCGTGCATCGTTTGTAGAAATGGTTAATGAAAAAGGATACTGTAAAAAAGATGCTTTAGCTAAAGCAGCCTTAAAAGCTGCCGGTGAAAAGGCTAAAGTATGTCGCGCAATGCGCACTGACGGTGCTTACATCGAAGCGGGTGAGCAAGATAACTTAATTGTTCAGAAACTGCAAGAAGATACAGGCACATATGGTATCTTTGGTTTCTCTTATCTTGATCAGAACTCTGATGTACTTGAAGGTGCCGTTGTTGATGGTAGTACACCTACCTTTGACGCAATTGCTGATGGTGACTACTCAATTTCAAGATCACTCTATTTCTATGTAAAACATGCACATGTCGGTGTTGTTCCTGGTGTCAAAGAATATATGACCGAATGGACAAAGCATTGGGGTGAAGATGGTCTGCTCTCAGACGCAGGTATGATTCCACTTCCTGCTGCTGAAATGAATGAGATGAAGTCTCGGATGAAAGATTTACCTGCACTAACAGCAGCTGATCTTAAGTAAAAAAAGGTCAAACTATTGACTAACGGCGGTGTCAAAATTTTGACATCGCCAATTTTTTGTCATTTTGTGTCTTTCTGGATAAAATAATTTGCCAACTAAGGTTTTATAGCATATATTAACACTATGGGATTAAAACTAGCTTTACTTATGGGAGTTTTGATGGCCGCTCTGTGTAGCGGCTTTTACTGGTACTATCAAGATAGTCAACAGCGAATAGCAACTCTTCGTGAGAATAACGCAAAACTTGAAGTAGCAGTAGAAACTGCCGAGTCTAGTCTTGCCTTAGTACAAGGTGAGATGAAGAAGCTTGGAGAGCTGAATAACCAACTTCAAACAGATTTACAAAAAGCCGAAGCTTATAGTGATGAGCTAAGGGGAAAACTAAGTCGTATGAACTTAGTTGTTGAGGCGTTGAAAGACGCAAAAGTACTAGAGGGGAAAATGAATGGTGCGACAGCAAAATTATGGCGCGGTTTCATGGGCGATACTGGTAACACTAACGAGTATCCTCTTCCTGAGTGGTTGCAGCTGGAGACCTCCCGAACCGGAGATCAAAGTAGTAACCCAGGTGGAGAAAGTTCAGATACCGACAGTAGCGAGGCCGAAACCACTCCAACTGATTGATACACGGGTTCATGTTGTAACCCAGGACAATCTTGAGCAATTTATTGAAGAATATAAAGCTTTACATGGAGAAATAGCTTTTGTTGCACTTTCAATGAAAGACTACGAAAACTTAGCTTTAAATATAGCTGATATTAGACGGTTTATGAATCAACAAACTGAAATTATTATCTACTATGAAAAAGCAGTTACTGATACTGATGAGGGTGTAGAAACTAAAGAATAACTAGCACTCTCAGGAAGGTTTATGGATGATCGATCCTGTTAGTGCATTAGCAACAGCCAGCTCAGCCTTTTCGTTAATTAAAAAAGGTTTTGAAGTTGGTAGAGACATAGAACAGATGGCGGGGGATATTTCTAGGTGGATGTCTGCAATGTCAGATTTATCTGAGGCAGAACACCAAGCAAAGAACCCGCCTATTTTTAAGAAACTATTCGCAGGCAAATCAATAGAGCAAGAAGCAATAGAGATTTTTGCTGCTAAGAAAAAAACTGAACGTATGCGAGAAGAGCTTAGGCAATATATTTCATGGACAATGGGTCAATCAGCGTGGGATGAGTTGATCCGTATGGAAGGGCAGATTAGAAAACAACGTCAAGAAACTCTTTATGCTCAAGCAAGGCGTCGAAGAAAGTTTATTGAGATCTTATCAATTATTTTAACTTTAGGAGTAGGTGCAGCTTTGTTAATCACATTTATCCTCGCACTTAAATCAATTACATGAAAAAACTACTATTTATAACTTTTTTAATACTGGCTACACTAAATCCTGTTATGGCTGAAACTATAGTTACAGAGTCTACAACAAATAGCACTGTCACTACTAATGGATCAATGGAGACAACAGTTAAATCTCCTCCACCATCAGCTATTTCTCCACAGTTTAGTGCAGGTAATAACAGTGATTTATGTACAATTGGTGTAGCAGGAGCAGTGCAGACACAAATTTTAGGTATCTCTGCGGGTACAACTTTTACAGAAGAAAACTGTATTCGTTTAAAAAACGCAAAAACACTTTATGATATGGGAATGAAAGTAGCTGCTGTTTCTGTTATGTGTCAAGATACAGCAGTTTTTGATGCTATGATGATGGCAGGTACACCTTGTCCTTATGACGGGCAAATAGGGGAAGCAGCTAAACTTGGTTGGGAAACTCACGAAGACAAATTAAGAGAAGAGTTAGCCCAGGAAAAGGATAATACCAATGTCAAAGAAACTGTTACTTACGGCGGTCTTGGTAGCTTATTCCTCCTACTCCTACTCTGACGACATCACTCCTTATTTTGGAATAACTGGAAATGCAGCCGCAGGAGGACACTCTTGGAGCATGGGTACAGTGTTGCCTACTCCTCCAGGATTAGACATTAATACAGTTATTTACGACTACACTATTCAAAAAGACGTTGATGACTCTGTTAACGTTCATGTTCAAAATGAAAATGCAAACGGCACTGGGTATATATTTCGTGAAACAGATGAATGGAAACCAGGATCTCTCGGCGGTACAGAGATTAGAAAAGTAGTCCCTGTTATTCCAAATATTCCTAGATCTGCATGGGGAGACGGCTCGATAGAAGTAGAAGGAAATGGCACAGTTGAAGATGCAAGAGTAGTATATAGCTATAAGGTAGATCCCTGTTATGACCCACAGTTTGATCCTAATTGTCCTGGCTATGTGACGCCTACCCCTCCTGAAGTTGAGGTCTTCGATGTATCTACTCTTTATGACGCTACTAAAGATGAAAATGTTAATTTAAGTAACGATGAACAAATTCTATTACAAGAGAATGAAGAGGTTGTAGAAGAAGAACTTGATGAGGATGAAGAAGAGGAAGAGAAGCGTAAAAGAGAGTATCGACTAGCAATGCTAGCTGATACTAACGCTAGTCAACTTTTTGCAGAGAATCAAAGAATTGAAGAAATGAATAGGGCTATGCAGGTTGTTGTAAACAATCAATACTCAAATAGATCAGTACCAGGAGGACAGTACAACGACACTATTACTCTTGTAGATGCTGAAATAACGGACAGTAAATCAGGTTTACGCAACGGTTTAGCTCAACAATTACTGCATGAAAAAATGATATCGATGCAGTATAAAAATTAGGAGAAAAAATGATTAAAAATATCTTATTAACATCTGCTTTTATATTTACTTCTGTAACTGCTTTTGCTGTTGATGTTCCTATTTCTGGAACTGTGCAGTCAAGATGTGTTATCTCTGTGGATACTCCAGGTGTCTTTGGAAACCCAAACTCATACACTCTTACCACTGCAGCAACAGATGGAGGCGTTCAACCTATAGTTCGCTTTGACGTCACTCTAGCCGATGCGTACTACGCTCAAATTACAACACCTACTAGCTTTTCGTCTAGTCCTTCTTTAAATGATACGGTAACTTGGACTGGCTCAACAGAAGTGAGTTCAGTATCGGATGCAACTAATATGGGTGACTATGAAACAAACAAAGTGACATTTGGTCAAACAACACAGTACGATTTAACTGCGACTGGATCAACTTGGTTTAAATCAACTTCTGTTGCAACTAATGGAGGTAATAGAGCTTTTCCAGGTGGTTCTTATGAAGCAGTAGTGGAGGCGCTCTGTATAGCACAGTAAGATGAAAACATTTACTTCTTTTATTACTGTAGTTTTATTTTCCTTGTCAGCGTATGCGCATGACATGACTCCTACGTATCCTCAACTCAAGTATTCGTGGAAAGAAGGGCTTTTAGAAACAGAACTAGAGGTGTTTAATAAAAGAAATGATGTAGACTACTATGAGATAGGTGTTTTCACAGAAGATTGGAAACCAGTCCCATTTGTCTCCTCATTCAAAATTTTTAAGTTAGATTACCTTGAAAGAGTTAGATTTACAGTGTATATTAGAGAGGACGATAAAAAACGTGCAACTTATGTATGCTCTAAATCAAGAAGTAGAAATGTTCCAGCTCCTTCAGCAATAATATCTTCTACAATTTGTTCTAAATTTAAGAAAGATGATCTATGAAAAGACTAGTTTTCTTACTAGGTTTGTTGTTATCAAGCGCAGTTTATGCAGAAAGCAGTTCTTTAAATCTTCAATTACCCTCTCCAAGCGGAAACTACTCATCTGACAAGTTTAGAGCAGGTGAGTTAGATTGTTCTAACTCTATTGGAGGCTCGACTAACTTTGAATTTGGAGTCACAGGTATTATTGAAGACTATAGTTCTCCTCTTTCTAATAGTTCTGGGTCAAGCACTAAAGATGTTGGAGTCTATGCTAGAGTAATTATTCCTCTTGATGGTCCAAAAGAACGTATAAATTGCAATACTTTATATCAATTAGAACTTAAAAAGAAACGTTTAGAAATTCAGAGACTAGAGGCCGAGTTAAAAAAACTTCAAGAATTATCTGACCCAGGAAATAAAAATGATTAGTTTTGACTTAGAAAATATAACAAAGGGTATTGGAATAGTCACAGCCACTTTTGCAATGATTGGCGGCGGCTATACTTTATGGGATAAAGTAGGTAGCAAGGACATACTTACCTGGGCACCAGAACACTTTGAAATAAGCAATGGACCCGTTGACGGGACATTTGATGTTATCGTTGCTCGCGAAAAGCACAGAGACGATTGTAGTGTTGAAGGCTTTACACTTGAGGTCAAGGACAGCAAGTATATGATTCATAGAGCAATTCCTGGTATGACCAAGTTTTCAGGACCAGCCAGTGACAAGATTGACAAGTTTGGATTTACATTTACTATCGATGAAGAACACAGAGATATGATTCCATCAGGTAAGGCAATATTACTAGCACACATAGATTATAATTGTCCTGAAGGTGCTGTAATTGTGAATTACCCAGACCATGAAAATTTACAATTTGAGATTAATTAGGAAATCGTTTCATGGATAAAACTATATGGATTGTGTATGGTATAGTAGTTATTACTTCAATAGCTGCACTTCCTTTTGTTATTAGATTACAGGTAATGCAACCTTTTTTATCTATGTGTTTTTAGGAGAGATAGATGGCAAAAGATCTTGGACAAGAATTAGAAAATGCAGAAGAGAATATTGAAAAGCTTAAGAATAAAGAATTTAGAATTTTAGGTTTTAAGGTTACTTTTATCAGTGTTAGTGCTCTAGCTGCTGTGTTAGGATCAGTTTTAGGCGGGCTGTATGGAGCTTTTGAAGTTTATAAAGACTATATGGAAATGAAAGAACAGATACAGTCTTATGTTGCTCCAGATTTATCAGGCCTTCAAGAACAGATGAGTGTTTTGAGTGCTGACGTCAATGGCTTAAAAGACATTTCATCGTCTCATGTTAAAATTATTGATACTTATGGAGATAGATTAGAGTTTTTACAAAACGGTATTGAGATCAACGAGGCGGCCTCAAGAGATATGAAAAATAATATGCGTGAAGATATCTCAAGAGTTGAGAAGATTGTAGATAACGTTGAAGATGATATGAAAAAGATTGAAGGTGATGTTAGAGAAGCAATTCAAAATGCTGAAGAACGCTTCGAAAATAAACGTGATGGGCTTCAGAATGATTATGATGAAAAAGCAAATCGTTTGTCAGAGAGCAATACGTCACGTATGGATGAACTAAATAATAAAGTTGATCGTAATATCGCTCGAATGGAATCTAAAATTGAATCTGAAATGAAAGATTTAGAGGATCGGTTAGGCAAAAAACTACAAAGAGCACTTGATAATCCTCTAGCTAATTAACATGGTTTTGTTGATATTCACTATTATTTGGTGTATGATTATGTCTGGTATGGTAGTATCAGCTGTTGTTATTCATGATTATTTGCTTTTAAAAGACTATGATATTCCTCAGACAGATTCTGAGATGAGAACAGTTTTGTTATATGCTAGAATACATGAGGCTAACGAAAAATACTTTCCAAGCCCTAAGCAAAAACCTGTAAATAGGTTAGCAAACCTTAGAAAAGGTCTTAAATGAGTGCAAAGATTAACACTTGGTAATGATGTTATTTTCTGTGCAGGGCGTTCAGGTTCTACACTTTTTAGATCAAAAGCTAATAGTGTAGTTTTTGGAAATAATTTACATTCCTTAACAGGAAATTTTCATGATCCTACTTTAAATTTTCATCTTTTAATTAGGCATCCTATACACAGATATTTATCTGGATTTTTCTTTGAATGGTACTCTCACATCTTACCTCATTGGGATGAGCAAATTAAAAAACCACTTAAAGATCCAATGTATTCTCTAAACTTATACTTAGAACAGATTAAAAATCAAATTTGTATTCCTGACCCAGAGCATATGGGTAACTGGTTAGTAAAGTTGGATTATGATTTTATTTCAAAATGCAGAGTTTGGAAGTTTGAGGAGATTGACAAATTAGCCAAATATGTTAACATTGAATCTGAAGTGGTTAATGCTAATGAGTTTCTTACTTTTTCTTATTTTGAACTGTATTCTAGACTTAGCTCAGACTTAAAAATTTATATTAACCAGTATTTAAAAGAGGAAATAGCAACTTATTATGTAATACTAGACTCTTTTTACGGAGCAAAAAATGACTTTATATCAAAACCCATCAGCCACTGACACAGGCAAAACAGAAGACTTTCCTCTTCAGTTAGCTCGTGGGCATGTCTCAAATCACTCATCTATACATAAATTTGGTTGGAATACTGGGGTAGGTACCTCAGAGGAAACCGTTTGGGATGGGTCAAATGTTTACTCTTATTCCGCAATAGGCACAGCAACCGCTCATTCTACTACAAATGCTAACGACTCAGTTTCTACTATAACAATTCAAGGTTTAGATGAAAACTTTCTTTTAGCAACAGATACTATCACAGTTGATGGAGCTGCGTCAGCTAATCAATATTCACGAATTTTTAGAGCTTATATGACTACCGCTAACACAGGTACTACAAATGTGAACGCGATTGATATCAAAACTCATAGCAATACTATTGCTCGGATTTCAGCTGCACAAGGGCAAACTTTAATGGCTTTGTACACAATTCCAGCTAATAAAACTGGATACCTTCAAAAAGTTCAATTTACTTCTAATAAAACTGGTCAACCAGCAGTATTTCGTATTCTTTCAAGAATAGCTGACGGTAATCCTACTAATGAAGGACCGTTTAGAACTATAGGTCAGTTTGGTCAAATGGACGGACCAACACAGTATGAATATAACTGTCCTATTAGACTCGCGTCTAATACTGATATTGAAATTAGAGCTATAGGTACAGCATCAGCCCCAGCTTGTGGAGCGGCATTTGATTTAATATTAATTGACGGACAAGATACTATAGATCCAGGTACAGGAGTTGACTAATGATTAAGTATATCGTACCGTTAATCTTTTTTACACTTCCTGCTGTCGCTGATGATTTTTTACAGATGAGAGAGTTTCGTGATAACGTATGCTATGACGGCGATACTTGTTATGTAACTGCCCCTTCACTCCCAGAACCTCTTCAAAAAATGAGTATCAGAATATTAGGCATTGATACTCCAGAGATTCGTGCAAAGTGTGATGATGAAAAGCGACTAGCCTATGAAGGTAGAGAGTTTGCCAATCGTATGTTCCGCGAAGCGGAAACTATAGAGTTTGCGAATCTACAGTGGGATAAATATGGTGGCAGAGTGTTGGTTGATGTGTATTTAGATGGAAAATCTTACAGAGATGAAATAATCAACTCTGGGTTAGCGAGGCCTTATGATGGCGGAACAAAAACCTCTTGGTGTCCTACCGAATAGTCCTCTTGCTAATGCAATGGCTCAACCTCAGTTAATGCTTGTGAAACACCAGGACTATGGACTAACAAAGTTTATGAAAAGGATTAAAGATGACCGAGATGCTCGCAAGAATGTTAGATGATACTCTTTGGATCTATACTGCGATAGCGGGATCTTTACTAGGCGCAGCCTTTCTAGCATACTTTAAAGATACTCGTGCTGGTCTGTGGTGTTACGCTAAACTAGATCAGACACTTGATTATCTTGTAGAAAGATGGGGCTGGACTTGGTTAGAACAACCGACTGATGCATGGAGAAAAAAGTATCCTTATGTCACTAAAAAAATAGATGAATTAGAGGCTCGCATTGAGCAACTAGAAAATAAAACAAAAGAGCACAACAATGTTGGAAATTATCAAGACTCTTTTGACTAGGAGAAGATAATGAGTGAAGAAACTAAAGTAACTATTGATGCAGATGCTGCCGCAGGTATTGATGCTAACAATGACGGTCACATTTCTAAAGAAGAAATGGAGATGCACTTAGAGTTCAAAAGAAAGGCATTAGAAGATCAAGATGCGCAGCGTGATGCTATGCGTAAAATGACTTGGTTTGCTTTAATGGGTATGCTTCTTTATCCGTTTGCTATTCTTTTAACCTCATTTTTAGGTTTAGACAGTGCAGCAAATATTATCGGTGACATCGCTCCTACTTACTTTGTAGCTATTTCTGCCCTTGTAGCTGCTTTCTTTGGTGCAGATGCGTTAAAGAAGAAGTAAAATATGTGGATTGAGAAAAAGTATTCAGATCCTTGGCCTCATATAGTAATTGATAACTTTTATCCTGACGACATTTGGGAGTATCTAACTAAAGATCGACAAAGTCTTTTTGATCAGTATAAAGATGATGCTGTTACAGAGCCAATCAATGTCAATTATACTTGTGTTCAGGATAAAAAACTGCTCGACTTTTTTACTTCTAGAGTCTCACTAGATTATTGTAAATCTAATTTTCCAGAGCATAGAGACTATAATACAATAATTCCTTGGATTAATTTAAAGATAGATAGAGATATTCTTGATGAATACATGTTTCCTATTCATGTAGACTATCACACCAAGGTATTTTCCTGTATTACTTACATAGAGCCTCTTCATGCGAACGGTACTATCTTATTTGACGAGAATAAAAACTTTGATAGAGTAGTCGCTTGGAAGCCTAACAGAGCCGTTATTTTTTCTTCTGTTGAGAATGTAACTTGGCACACTTGGGGAGCTTGGGAAAAAGAGTCAAGATATACAGTAGATTTCTTCTGGCAAAGAGACAATTCAAAAAAAGAAGGTGGCTTAGGTTACGACTAAGCTACTTTTATATTCTCATAAGGTTCTCTTTCAATTACAATAAACAAAATTATGGAGAACTTATGGAATACTTTAACCAGACTCAAAATGACTGGCGTGTTGCTCAGTGTTGTCAATGGCATGACAAAGCTCTTGCCAAGCGTTACAATATGGGTACTACCACTAAGACTTATGCTCTTAAAGAAGGCGGCAAAGAAAAAGTCCAGTCAAAAGCTCTTTCTAACTGTAATAAGCTCGTTGACGCTTTAGAAAACTACTTTCCACATCAACCTATGAACTTAAGAGCCTTCAGAATTTCTTCTGAACTCTTTCCTTGTTATACCTTAGATTTTACTAATGATTGGTATGACGAGATCAGAGATGAACTTAAAGATATACTGGCTAGAGCGGGACGCGCAGCTAAAAAGCACTCTGTTCGTCTTTCAGTTCATCCAGGTCAGTATACTGTGCTTGCTTCAAATAAGCCAGATGTCGTGGAGAAGTCTATTGAAGATCTTGAATATCATGCGTTGTACGGTCAGTATATGAATCTTCCTGCTGAAGATTTTTCTATGAACATTCACTTACAAGGACTCTATGGAGGAAAACACGAAGATGGTATTAAACGGTTCGCCACCCACTTCCCATACCTTTCCGATTATGCCCAAGGCTGCTTATCCGTCGAGAACGAAGATAAACCCAACGGCTATGATATCCGCCACACACTTGAACTTGCCCAGCGTATCCCCATACGCTGCACACTTGACACACACCACTATGCCTGCCACAGAATGGTTGAAACAGAAAAGGTTAAATTGGAAGAGAAAACAGTCAATAGGAAAGTTAGAGACGTGGATCATATCTCCCACACAGACGACTACTTCATTGAAGCTGTCAAGAGCTGGAGAGGTGTACGCCCGTTGTTCCACAAATCTCAATCATTTCACCCCGACAATCCAGATTACTGGATGAAACCAAATGCCCACTCAGAGACTTACTGGGATGAAGAGTTGATGGCGCGTCATGTACCAATGTTGGAATATGCAGACTTTGATATTGAAGCTAAATTCAAAGAAGTAGCTGTTCAAGGATTTTATGACTTTATTAAAACTGAGGAGCAGTTTGCTAATGAACCTGTAGTAGCAAAAAGACTATGAGCACTGCACTAGTACCCTATGAAGAAAAAAGCATCTCTTTTGTTTTTAGTCTAGTTGAAGATGACATTGAACTAGTAGACCGAGAGAGTGTAAAAAGATTTTTACCTGATATATTAGGTAGGGCTTTAGCACGCAGCTGGATAGATCAAGACTATAAAAAATCTCTTATGTTCGACGTTAAGTCCACTCTTGCTAAAGGTGGGGTTGTCATTCCTGATGAGTATGAGTGTGTCTTTGAAACTACTACGGGTCAACGGGCTAAGATTGTTGTATATGAAAAAGCTAAAAATAATTTTAAAATTAGAGTTTGTGGACTCTCATTAACTATGATTGCATCAAGATAGGAGAAGTTATGCAAGAAGGACCGTTTTATTCTGCTGTAAAAGCAAAACACGAAGGTGTTATCAAACAAGAATTTGTTACATATTATATTAATGAGGACGGCAACGTAGCAAAATCTACAGCTGTCAGAAAGTTTTTTCCTGATGATTATGTTGATTCTACTTCTAAGGAAATTTTCTCACAGATAAAATAAAAATTTGACTCTACATATGTGTAAGGTATAATGAGGATGTAATTGCATCCTCATTTTTTTTTGGAGAACTCATGGCAGTAAGAAAATTTAAAAAATCATCTAATGGTACTTATATGTGGAAAACTATGAGTTCCTCTGTAAAGCGTAGACCAAAACAGGAGTGGTGTGCTTTTTACACTCCTCAAGGTAGAATGGTCTCAAAACCTGCTGGAAGAAGACCTAGAAATGTTCATCCAGAGGACTGGTGTGCTATGAAAACACCGTTTAAAGGACAAGTAAAAAGGAGTTATTGATGCCTGCTAAAAAGAAAAAAAGTAAATCTACTGTCAACAAGGCAGGGAACTATACTAAACCTACAATGCGTAAAAGACTTTTTAATAAGATTATGCGTGAAGGTAAGGGCGGACGCCCAGGTCAATGGAGTGCTAGAAAAGCACAAATGCTAGCAGCTGCTTACAAGCGTGCTGGCGGAGGTTATAAATAATGGAAATTAAGAATGATGGTTTATTCGTGTTAGATCCGCAAGGTGACCCGAAACCCTATAACTTACCAACAGAGGGTAAGGTTATAATATGTGGTATTCCTGGTGCGTTTACTGGAGGTTGTACACGTAAACATCTACCAGGTTTTGTACAGGCTATTAATGATGAAACTTTAACCGATAAAGTTGTTTTTATTGGGGTTAACGATCCTATGGTTATGGATGAGTGGAATAATATACATGGACATCCTAATATTGATTCTGTAGGTGACCCGTTAGCTACTTTTACTAAAAATGTTGGCAAAGACAGGCATATGGGAGATGCTATGGGAGTGCGTAGTACACGTTATGCGATGCTTGTTGAAGACGGAAAATTTGTAAAGTTTTATGAGAACCCCTTTATTGATGGGATATTATAGTGGACTGGTTCACTGCTGATTTAATTTATGCCATGAATGAAACCTCTTGGGTAGATGGTATAGGCACGATCGTTGTTTTATTAGCTGCTTATGCTTGTTTTAAGTGGATAAATAAAAGGTTTAGATAGATGGCACCAAGAATCCCTAAAAAAGCAGATAAAAAGACAAGGAAAAATAATGGCAAAAAAACCTAGTCAACGTTCTCTTGAAAATTGGACACGACAAGAGTGGCAATACTCATCTGAAAAAGAAGGTAAGAAACCTCGCAAAAAACGAGGACGTTATCTTCCAAAAGCTGCTTGGGCTGCGTTATCTCCTGGTGAGAAGCGCGCAACTAATGCAGCTAAACGCAAGGGGTCCAAGGCGGGTAAGCAATTTGTTAAACAACCTAAAAAAGTTGCTAAAAAGACTCGGACCTACAGGAAAGGAGTTGGTGGATGAACTGGATTACTAATCGTATCAAAGAACATTCAACTCACCAGGGTGTTATCGCTATTGCTGTTGCAGCAGCGGTGATCTGGGGAGGTATGGCTCTACTTGACATAATTGTCTGGGGAGGCCTCATTTGGGGTATCATGAACATCATTCGTGACGAAGGATAAATCATGTCAAAAACGCGTAAAAAGCCCAAGATAAATATTTCAGAGCTATTACGTAAGCACAAGGCGGGCAAGAATATTGGTTCTACGAATCGTGCTCGCCTTGTAGCACGCGGGCTAATAGCCCGAAAATCTGGTCCTCATAAGGGTCGGAAAATAGACCTAGGAAAGAGAGGAAAGTCATAATGGCTATGCACGGTAATAAAAAAATGAATGGTAAAAAGAAGCCTATGTCTGGTGGAGCTAAAAAGAAAATGAATGGCAACGGTAATGGTCTTACTGCTGCTCAAAAGAAGCTTCCTCCCGCACTTCAGAAAGCAATTCTGAAGTCGAAAAAGAAGAAAAAATAATGTATGCGAAAGCAGCAAAGATGGCAATGTTCTCTTCCATTGTTTACTCTGAATTTGAAGAGCTTAACCACAAATTACTAAAGATGGGTTTTAAAGACTGGTCATGGTTTGATCGCGAAGGAACCCAGGCTTTTGTACTAATTGATGGAGATGAGATTGTAATCTGTTTTAGAGGCACTGAGCCAGACAAAATGACAGATGTTTTTGCAGATCTCAAAGCGTGGCCTAAACGTAGCCAAGAAAGAGGCTTAGTCCATTTTGGTTTTGCTCAAGCTCTTGATAAAGTGTATAGTGATATTGTTGGTCATGTTGATTACTTAAAATCAAATTCCAACATAGACTATAAAATTGTGTGCACAGGGCATTCTTTAGGGGGAGCTTTAGCTACTCTCTGTGCTAGCAGAATGGATTCTCATGAAGCTTATACTTTTGGGTCTCCTAGGGTTGGAACTAAGTCATTTTGCAAAGAGATGCAAACAGATGGTATTAAGCACTATAGATTTGTCAACAACAATGATGTTGTTACAGCAGTTCCATTCTGGTTTATGGGCTATCGTCACTACGGTCATCTTGAGTATATCAACCACTATGGCAACATACGTAAAATGACTTTTTGGCAAAGGTTTAAGGACAAACTAAGAGGTAGAAAAGCCGCTTGGAAAAATAAACAACCTTTTGATGGTGTGAGAGATCATGACATCAATGCTTATTATAAAAAGATATATAATGTCAGTTTACAGAGCGAGGACTAATTGTCCTTTATGTCATCAAGATAATGAAGTCTGGTTCGAGAGGGGCGTTATTGTCCCTCTCGATCTAGTTGAGTGCCCAAAATGTGAACATCTTTTTGAGGCAAACAACTTTGTTTCTTCTTTCATCGAGATGAGGAATAATATTTCGATTTCCTCTAATTCATTACAATACTCAGCCACTATTTGATTGCTTGTCGCTTTAATTTAAGTTATATTTATACATAATCTTAACAAGGAGTACGACATGGCAAAAGGCAAACGCTCTAGTGGTAAAAACTACGTTTCGAAGGGTGAGCGACCTTCCGTTTCTAAAAATATCCGTAAGTCTATTCGACTAGACTATATGCAAACTGATGCAAGGCTTGCTAATCAGGTGAGGGCTTGGCGTGCACATAAAAATGTAATGCTTACTATTCCGAACCCTGATAAGAAAAATACTAAAGAACGCTTTCTTCGTGTCCCCGCTATTGATGTGTGGGGCTACCCTCGTGATATGCAAATTAAGATGCGCTAATGCCTGAGGGTCCTGAATGCACTCGTACAGCACGGCAAGTAAACCGTGCTGTACAGGGTAAACAACTTGTAAATTTCAACTTCATTTCCGGTAGGTATACTAAAAATTTGCCTATAGGTTTTGCAGATTTTTATTTCGCTATTGACGAAAAGCCCTTACCTGTAAAAGGGGTATACAACAAAGGTAAATTTATTTGGTGGGAGTTCGGTGATCTTCTACCAATTTGTTATATGTATACCACTTTAGGTATGACAGGTAATTTTAAACTCCAACCATCAAAACATACTCGTCTTGCGTTTTATTTTGATGATGATTCGGCAGTATATTATAATGATCAACGTAATTTTGGTACTATTAAGTTTGTATTTGATGATAAGGATCATCAGAAAAAATTGGCTTCTATTGGCCCTGATATGCTTAATAATCCTTGTTCTTTATCCGACTTTCTTCACATTGCTCGTCGCAAGCCCCGATGGACATTGGTTAAGTGGCTTATGGATCAGTCTCAAATATCTGGTATTGGAAATATCTACAAATCTGAGTCTCTCTTTTTAGCTGCATTAAGACCTGATAGACTTTTAGAAAGTTGTACTGATGACGAACTTGAAAAACTTTATTATGCAGTTTGTAAAGTATTATCAGCATCATATGAGTCTGGAGGGTCAACTATTCGTAACTATTCTGATTTACATAATAATCATGGGAAGTATACTAGGTTTCCATCTAATCCAGATGAAATGATAGCAGCCAGACAATCTCGTGTAATGGTTTATAATCAAAAAGAAGATATTTACGGAAATCCTGTGGAAAGAATTAAACTTAATGATGGCAGAACCACTTTCTGGTCTCCAAAGGTGCAATTTTAATGGTTTGGAAAAATTACGATCCTATTAAACAAATGCCCCACTTGTATGAGGGTTATGTAGGTGATGACGGAGTTGTTATCCCTACCACTGATGATGTAGCTTACGAAAATAATAAAGATTTTCGTTGGATCTATAATAAAATGACTATTTGTCAAACTCAAAAGATACCTCATGGACCAGTAGGAACTACTCCTACAGAATATCCTGTCTGTGTCAAGCCTACATTTAACTTGTTTGGCGGATCCATTGGTTCAATTGTTTGTCACACCGAGGAACAGTACCGACAAGTAACCAACCCAGGAGCATTCTGGTCAAGGTATGCTATGGGAGAACATTACTCTATAGATTTTATATTAAAAGATGGTGAGATATTGACTCATTTTGCCATGAGAGGTGAAAAGCTACAGCACGGAGCCTTTGATTATTGGGAACTTGTCAAACTCCCGATGAAAGAAGAGGAGTACATTTGTAGCTGGATTTGGAACCACATGGGTGGCTACACTGGAGTTCTCAATATTGAGATGATAGGTTGTCAGATCATTGAGGCTCAGCTTCGTATGGGAGATTTAGATCGTCTCGGAGATCACGAATTGATGGATGCAATCTATAATCTATACAATACGAACACTTGGGATTGGCAACCTAATGACTATACTCCAAATACTTTTTATCTAGCAGCACTTTTTGGACAGCCTGATACGCAGTTCACTCTTAATTTAGAATTATTTGACTATATATGCGGCGAGGAATTAGTCTATTATCAGTTTGATGATCCTGATCTATATTTCACTAATCCTGCGCATGGTAACAGGATCGCCCTTTTTTGTGATGATAATTTAGATAGAGTTATTAAAGCAAGAAATATTGCTATTGAAATGCTTACTCCAGATATTGATGGTAAATATATATCTCCTTTAATTGGCTTTCAGGATTTAAGTATTTAATTGCCTAATACGTGTTTTTTCTATATATTAAACTTATGAAAAAACAAAAAAGAACCAAAGCCCAAATTAGACAAGATCATGAACAGTGGCTCCTTAAAAGAGGAGTTCACCCTTCTCAACTTGCTAAAGCTAAAAAATCTAAAGCTGATTTCCCTAACTATAAATCTGACATTGTTACTGCACCTACGTCTGATCGTGTCGGTAATGGTTTTGTAAAAGGTAGTAAGCGATATTCTGGTAGTGGTGTTCATATTGGACAGGCTTATAACAAGGGAAATCTTGTAGTTTTATCTTCTAAAGAAGCATCAGATTCAGCAACAGGGAAACGTCGATGAGTATTTTAGACTATATTAGAGTAATACCTGATTATCCAAAACCTGGGATTGATTTTTATGATTTAAATAGCTTATTCAGCAGTCCTGCTTGGAATTATTATATTGAACAACTTGCTAATGAATGTGAAAGAAAACATTGTCATCTCACTAATATAGCGGGACTCGAAAGTAGAGGGTTTGTAGTTGGAGCAGCACTATCTCATGCTATGAGTCTTCCTTTCGCTATGATTCGTAAAAAAGGTGCCAAATATCCTGGCAATCTTATTGAAGAACCCTACGAACTTGAGTATGGTTCTAATACTTTAGTTTTACAAGAAGGTGTATTTGGCCACACAAGTCGAGTCTTACTTGCAGATGATCTAATTGCTACAGGGGGCAGTATACAGGCAGCAAAAAATTTAGTCGAAAAGACAGGAGCAAAAGTAGTGGGCTATATTACTCTCTTAAATCTTACTAATCTAAACTCTTTAGAGAATGTCATCGCAGCGAGGAATATATCATGAATAATATTGAACGTGCAAAGTGGAATAAATATGCTAACGACTATATTCGTAAGGTAGAGGCTTTCTGTCAGCGAGAAATTTATAAAAAGTTCTCACTGGGTAGTGTTAGACTAGACTGGGACCCAAAACGTCGTTCATCTCGTGGAGGAATGTACGCTGATGGACCAGGCATAAACATTGCAATGAATCACCTTTGTCGTGATCATAAAGGCGAAATTTACAGAGTTTACGAATATAAGTCTTTTGATGATCATCCCGACATTGGGGGCTTTTATACTCGTAGAAACTATGATAAATTAGACATGGTTATTCTACATGAGATTGCACATGCGCTTCAATACTACTCCTACAAGATTAATCGTCATAGGTGTAAACCTCATGGTCCTGTATGGAAGAATTTTTATAGCCGACTAAGAAACGCCTTTCTTAACTATACTCTCGAAAACCAACACGAAATGGCCGAAGAGTATCAACGAATTAAAGACGAAATTCTAGGCATCAAGAGAGAACCTTTAATTGCAAGAGCCGCATCAAAGTAGCACTTTTTGCTCAAGACCTTGGAACGAAATGCACATCGAGGAGGACGGTAGCGTTACTCCTTGTTGTGTTATGCCGTCTAATCGGTTTCCTATGGGTAGTAATATTGAGAATTATTTATCAGGTGACGCACTTAAAAACCTTAAACAAGATCTTCTCAACAACATTAAAAATCCTAACTGTGAGTGGTGTTGGGATAATGAAAAAAATAATATGTCTTCTCATAGAAGGCAGCTTGCTATATCTTCTGATGGTTTAACACACATACATTTAAGACTTAATAATGTCTGTAACTTTAAGTGTAGAATGTGTAATCCAAATTTTTCTTCGACTTGGGAGATTGAAAACAGAAAACATAATTATTTTAAGCATACTTACGATGTTACAAAAGATATTTTTGAGGATAATGAACACCTTTTTGACTTGTTAAAAACACAAATAAGATCTGGATCCCTAAAGTATATAAATATTTCAGGCGGTGAACCACTTATAACTGATGCTCATTGGCGTTTATTAACTTTTTTAGTTGATAATAATTTAACCAATGTTTCTCTTTCTTACTCTACAAACTTGTCAAATATTCATTATAAAAATGTTAATCTTTTAGACTTGTGGAAACAATTTAAAAATGTTACATTAGAAGCTAGCTGTGATGGTTGGGGTCCTGCTGTCGAGTATTCTAGAACTGGATTCGATAGAAAAGTTTTCTTAGATAATGTAGCCAAAGTGATTAAGCATGTCAGGCTAGATATCAATTGCGTTGTAAATGCCTATAGCGTTTGGACACTGCCCGATATAGAAAAATTTAGAGAAAAGTTACTAATAAGAGTCCATTACTCGCCCTGTTACTTACCAGAATTTTTAAATCCGCAAAGACTGCTACGAGAAGATAAAGAATCGCTTAGAGACTTATATACAGGAAACCGTCATTTAGAAAAACTATTTAATGATTTTATTGATACTGATCTACCAACTTTAGGGAAGGACTTCATTTCATATAATAAATTATTAGATGTATATCGAGGAACTAATTTTTTTGATGTCTTTCCTCAATATGAGAAATACAATAATTTTTAGGAGTTAAGATGGCAAATCTATATTCAGATTCAAATATGTATATAACAGACGTTAGTTATGGTGACTATGGTGGTAATAACTGCTATAACGTTTCTTGGGGTTACACGTCAAATAATGATACTGGAGAATTTACAGTATTAGCAGATAATGTGATACAAAACGTAATATCTGTTGGTCGTGTTGAAACTATAAGAATAGAGGATGATAGGAATTTCCCAACTGGCAATGCTTTTACCACTGCTGAGGTTTCACAATCTAACACTTCCGGTTCTGGTAGTGGCTGTACTATAAAGTCAGTTGTTGACCAGTATGGTTTCGAAACTATTTCAACTGTATCTTCTGGAACTAGTTATGCTATAAATGATACAATAACTTATCCAGGATCCCAGTTACATCGAGATTATGACCTTATAGTGACTGTTACAGAAATAGATGGTGGAGGCATTAATTATTTCCCTACCGGTCTTAGTAATGCTGACGTAATTTCTAACGCTGTCCCGCTTATGAATGTAGAGTATGGTTTTAATTAATGCGTCTTATAGTAAATGGTTGCTCTCATGCAGCAGGAGCAGAATTAGAGGCTCCATCCCAAGGTTGGTGTTATGAAAAGGCTTGGGGGCAGCATCTTGCAAACAAACTGAACTGGGACTATACAAACCTTGCTATGTCAGGGTCTTCTATAAGAAGAATTGTTAGAACTTCTTATGAATTTCTTTTTGATTACATCAAAAAAGGTAATTCAACTGATGAATTATTCTTCGTAGTCATGTGGCCTGGTTACTTCAGAACAGAGTTATTCTTTGATAATCCTCACGAATGGAACTGGGATAACGGCTGGGTTCCTTTAGTAATCGGTAATGATAAGCGTTATAAAAAGACTTTTCCTTCTGATTTGTATAACTACTACAGGCGATGGGTGGTTTTAACCTCTAATAAGACTCTTGTGACAGAGTATTACAACTACATGCTTAATCTTCAAAATCTTTTATATAGATACAAGATTAAGTATTTATTTTTGAGTGCAGTAGAACATCAACTATCTACTAATGACGAATATAATCCTTATAAAATTCATATTGATAAGACACGTTATCCTCATTTCTTAAATCAATCATTAGCGTATACTAACTACTGTGGGGCTAACAATAGAAAAATATCTCAGTTTAGTATAGATTCGGGTTATAATTCTCACTATGATGAAGATACTCAAAAGTGGTACGCTGATTATTTATTTGATTTATTGCATGAAAAAGAACTGCTTTAACATTGCCTAAATCTCTTTTTTAAGTTATTATATTGAAAATGAGGGAAATTATGGCAAACTACTTAGTTCGTAAAGGTAAATTTACATATGAAGTTGCAAAATTTGAAGAATCAAACACACCAGTTGGCGTATACAGGATCACTGGTAGCCGATGTGATTGCCCTGCTCGTACTCGCAGCTGCAAGCACTTTTCAATTCTAAAAGCTTGGCAAGATAATGGTAAAACCAAGGGGGCGATCGTCTCGGATAACGCTGAGATCATTGGTAACATTTTTTGGTAAAGTTGCACTTGGATTGATAGTTATTCCTGTTATAATTGTAGTTTTACTTTGGGAGTATTTTTTATATGAATGTAGTTGTATTATCAGGAGGGTTCGATCCCGTTCATGATGGTCACATTGAGATGTTCAAAGAAGCTCGAAACAATTATGATCTAGTTCTTGTAGGACTAAACTCAGATGATTGGTTAGTCCGTAAGAAGGGTAGACCTTTTATGTCTTATGATGTAAGATTTGCTGTACTTTCTTCGTGTCAATATATTAGTGAAGTTTTTTCTTTCGATGACTCAGATGACACAGCTAATATGGCAATTAAATATGCTTTAGATACTTACGGGATTAATTCAATTACTTTTGGTAATGGGGGTGACAGGTCAAATAACTTTCCAGAGAAAGACTTTTGTTTTCAAAATGATATCTTAATTGACGATACACTAGGCGGAACCACTAAACTTAATTCATCTTCTGATTTTTTGGCAGAATGGAAGTTCCAACCCACAGAGCGAGAGTGGGGACTTTGGAAAGTGCTTGCTGACTATAAAACAGTTAAGGTAAAAGAACTTGTAGTGGCTCCGAACTCAAGTTTATCGTGGCAATCGCACGAACACAGAAATGAACTTTGGTTCATACGTGAAGGAACGGCTACAATATACTATTCATCTGACGATAAAGGTAAAGATGTTTTTGTAACATACAAAAAACCAAACGATACCTTTAATATTAACAAGAGAAAGTGGCATCAACTAGTAAATGATACTGAAAAATCTTTATCTGTTATTGAAATTCAGTATGGCAATAAGTGTGATGAGCACGACATCTTACGCGGGCAACGTCCACAACGAGGTGTCTTGCCTAGCTGATAACATATATTGGGAAGCGCGCAATCAGTCTACTCGTGGTATGATTGCGGTAGCAAATGTCACTCGAAACCGAGTTCGTAGTCTTCACTGGCCAGACAACTACTGTGATGTTATAAAAGAAGGCCCAGTACGTGAGTCTTGGAAAACTAGAAAAGACCCTTCTCTACCTGATAGTGAGCGTATTTATTTTCCTAAAAGAGATAAGTGTCAATTTTCTTGGTATTGTGACGGTAAATCAGATGTTATACCAAAACAAGATGCAAATATTTACGAATTATCTAGAGCTATAGCCTTTAAGATTATTCATGGAGATTTCTATGATAATACTGGAGGTTCTACTCACTATCATGCAGATTACGTAAACCCAGATTGGGCGAATCATATGGAGCAAACTTTTGTCATCGGCAATCATATATTCTATAAATTTCCTTAATCTAATCGTTCCTAAAGAAGCGCTAAAAGAATATGTGTATAACATGTTTATACATATATCATCTGTCTTGTTAGTGTTTGGACTTTTAGGTTTACCTCTTACTCCATTTTTACTACTGATCACTGTGCTTGTAGCAGATGCTAAATTTTTTATGGAGGTGATTACTTACCTCCTAGATAATGAAAATTCATCTTGACACTTTACTCCTAATTTTATATACTACAGTTGCAAATGCCCGATAAGGGGTTTGCCTATTTAACTTGCTAGAAAAAGGAGTTAACCATGACTGGTACATTAGCATTTCCTCGAAACTCATTTTTAGGTTTCGATCATATTCTTAACGATCTTGAGCGTATTTCAAAACATGCAATGGATGCGTATCCTCCCCACAATGTTGTAAAAGTTGACGATAAAAAGTTCATTGTTGAACTGGCTGTCGCTGGTTTCAAAAAGAGTGATCTCACTATTGAAGTAAAAGATCATGTCTTGACTGTGCGTGGTGAACGTCAACAGAGGCGTGAGCAGGAGCAATATATTCATAAGGGTATATCAAATCGTAAGTTTATAAAGAGTTATCGCTTAAGCGAGTACACTGAAGTCACTGGAGCTGATTTAGTCGATGGTATTTTGGTCGTTACACTCGAAGTTCGAATCCCTGACGAAAAACTACCTAGAACGATTAGTATTAACTAAATCTGCGTCCCATTGTAAAAATCACAACAATGGGAGAATCAAATGAAATCTTTTATTAGATGGATTACAAAATCACACGAAAATCGTAAATATGCAGATGCTATGTGGCAGATGTGTCGCACAGAGTATAGAAACGATGCTCATTGGGTTTACCATAATATCATGAATGGTTCTTCTTATGAAGACATAAGGAGAATGACTAATGGCAGGTAAATCTAAAAAATCATTTTGGAACTGGATTGAAAGAGCAGGGTATGCTATGGCTGCTAGCAGATTAGCAACTGCAGGATACCACGAGCAAGCTAAAAACTTGATGCTTGAGATCAGAGAGAACAAAAATGATTAAGCGTTTAGTTAACTTATTTAGGCTTCCCTCGGCTTACGAAACACAGAGACGCAGAGAAGAAGCCTATCTCGCTAAATCAATTGATTTAGTGGATCTTGAACGTAGACAACGTGAACTTCTTTACAAAGAAAACAGTGCAAGATACGTATAATGTGGCCTTACACTGAAGAAGAAAACGACTTTGTATCTAACAAAAATTAAAATAAAGACGGCTACGTGCCGTCTTTATAATCTAATAATATTAAGGAATTACTATGACTAAACCTATTATTTTATCAGCAGCTTTAGCTGTTTTATCTATCCCTGCTTTTGCAGAAGAAGCTACTACTTTTGAGTGGCCAGAAGTAACTGTAGGCGCTGAAAGAGAGTTAGAAGCAGAAGTGAATTCTCTTTATACCTCAGCAACCCTCGGACCAATTTCCGTGGGAACAACTGCGAAAGATACTGCTACCTCAAGCGGCTCTTTCAATATTACTAAATATGAAATCGACATATCACAGCCATTAGGCGCTGTTACTCTGTATATGAAGAACGACTTTAATGATGATCTCAAGCACAGCGAAACAGTTATTGGTGGTAAGATCAGCTTCTAATCTTAGTTTAAATAACTATTACGAAAGGAGCTGGTAAAACAGCTCCTTTCTTGCTTTGTGCCCTAGTTTTTGTTATATTTATTTATCATTTCAACTTATGGAGATTTTTATGTCAGACAAAAGAGGTACTTTTACTTTCAATTTTACACCTCCTTATGATCAAGAACTTGACAAGGAAAATGCACGTTACACACTTGCTACATCAGAATATCGCTTTGAAGTAGATCTGTCAGATGGTGTTATGGATACTACTACTAAAGAAATTCAATATCACTTTAATGCTTTCCTTCGTAGCCTTGGTTATATTGTAGGTAACGCTAATGATGGAGACTGGGACTGATGCGAAAAACTATTCTTGATGCAGTAGTTGCACATGCTGAGGGCAACCTTGCAGTTCATAAAACTAATGTAGAGGTATATCTACAAAATCCAGCAGGTATTGGTGAGCACTCTGATATTGTTGAAGCTGTTGTAGCTGAGATGGAGAAGATGGCACACTGGCAAGATATTCTTGACGTTGTTGATGAACATTTTGAGGGGTATGACTAATGCACATTAAAGGTAAACGCTATGATATGGAGCATATTATTCATTTGATTCGTGAAATTGACTATCTTCGTACACAAATTAAACCTCATGATACTGGTCATATTCATACAACTATAAATACACTTGAGCATCGTGTTGAGCAGTTGATGTCAGAGCATGGAGAGCCTAAGACTTATAGTTTTAGCAAAGAGTCTATGCCTTATGTACACGAGTCTGATTATCACGGTTGCTGATACAGAGCGAGCGTGGCGGAATCGGTAGACGCAACGGACTTAAAATCCGTTGACCATAGGTCGTGGGGGTTCAAGTCCCCCCGCTCGTACCAAAACTCGGTTAGTTCAGTGGTTAGAACCCTCCGCTCATAACGGAGTTGTCGGGAGTTCGAATCTCTCACCGAGTACCACAGTCCTGTAGTTTAATGGTAAAACACCTGGTTTATATTCAGCACAGTCTCCAGATTAGAGAGCGATATAGGTTCGAATCCTGTCAGGACTACCAATGATTGATAACTTTATTCATTTTTGTAGATGGTATTTACAATTACGAAAAAAAGGATATAATAGAATTATATCTTTTGACTCAGCCATTTACAACTATAAATACTATAAACTAGATGGAACATATAAATGACTAACATCTCAGAAAAAGAAACCTTTAAGGTGCCAGACGGTTATGATATGGCAGGTACAGAGTTTAAGATATCAGACATTGAGGTAAATGATCATCCTGATGGATCAGGGGACGGTATCCTAACATATGAACTATATCATGATGATGAGGTGGATGGTACGGAACTTGGTAAGGTTGTAAACCAAGTGCTTTTAGACGCACTAACTCGTCAATTAGAAGAAACAAAAAAAGAGGATAAAGGTTCCTTAGCTCAGTTGGATTAGAGCAACGCTCTTCTAAAGCGTGGGTCGAGGGTTCGAGTCCTTCAGGAACCGCCAAACACATGACACCAATTGAAATATTTGAGTATAAAAGAAACTGGTCTCCAGGATACGAAGTCAGACTTCATTCTGATCTTCGAAGATCCGCCACTGATTATTGTAAGGTTCAAATGATGAAGCACCAGTGGGATGTTAATCATTTTACTAATGTGTATGAGGATACTTGGAGATTTGAAAATAGATTAGATGCTCAGTCATTTGCAGCTCAGTGGGAAAGTAGGTTTGTAAATCAGTAATGCGGCATTAGTATAATGGCTATTATGTCAGGTTTCCACCCTGAAGATAGGAGTTCGACTCTCCTATGCCGCTCCAGACAGGTTGGTCGCTTAATAGACTCGCACAGGCCAACGGTCAGCCTGTATTAAAATATATCTCACCCTGCGTTCATTCGGGTGATAGGGTATGGCCGATTATGCTGCGTAGGGTCGCTATATCTGACAGAGAATTAACTCTGATTTAGAGTCGGCAGCTATCCCTGTATTGGATGTCGGTGCAGGGCGATATATCAAATCTCTTCTGCAGCACGGTGGGGATAGGGCATCCCGTATTTGTCCCGTTCGTCTAGTGGCCTAGGACTCCGCCCTTTCACGGCGGCAACAGGGGTTCGAGTCCCCTACGGGATACCACTAGGAGGTAGGTTATGAAACGCAAACCGATGAATAATGGCGAAGAATATGATGTGCTAACAAAGGCAAGAAAGTTTTATTGTTACACACAGCGACCTAAAGTCTGTAAAAAGATTAAACGTGCATATAACAAAAAAGAACGTCGATGGTTAGACAAGCTACTATTAGGGAGAGATGGCTGAGTGGTTGAAGGCACTGGTTTTGAAAACCAGCAAGGGTTTACGCCCTTCCAGGGTTCGAATCCCTGTCTCTCCGCCAATCTATTCTGGACATTTACTCTCTAGTTTAGTATAATAACTAAGAATGGAGATACAATGATAGAACTTGTTATGGCTGGCATGATGAGTTGTGCCTTGATCAAGGTTGATATAAATGATAAAGGTAACAGAACCTGTCTTTACAGATGCCAAGATAAGTCACTTGTTCAGGCGTCAACTAACCCTGAGTATCAGTGTCCACGAACTTTATACGAGCCTTTGCCTAAGAAATAAATAGGTGTGGTGTTAATGGTAGCACGACGGTCTCCAAAACCGTAAGTCAGGGTTCAAATCCTTGCACCTGTGCCAACTTGTAGGATGAAAATGATTTATTTAGATGTAGATGGTGTGATTGCCGATTTTGAAATGGGTATTCGTGCACTCGGATATACTGGGGGAGTTGCGTGTAGTGATCGTGAGCCTGGAAAGCTTGAACGCTTTATGGCCCATAACTACACGCAAATTTTTAGAACTGCACCGCCTACTAATCATATGCGGTTTTTTCAAGATATGTATTGGGATAATCACCCAAACATGAAAATCCTTACTGCAATGGGATCTCACTATAAACAGGAACACATTGAAACTGTTAAGGAGAATAAGTATTGGTGGCTCGGACAATTTGGTTTCGAGAGGGAGGACATCATAATTGTACCTCAAGCGGCTGACAAACTTCAATATTGTCAGCCAGGAGATGTACTATACGACGACAAACGCTGGACTATTAAGCGTTGGAATCAACTAGGTGGACATGGTTTTCTTGTCTACTGTGAACCTTCATGGAGTGTAACTGATGACTAAACTTTTTCTGAAACATTTTGCTAAACATCTTGCTGGTGTTGCTGCTATCTTTGCAGTAATGTCAGGATTTGTGTGGGCAGGAGCCTATTTTTTCGGACACCATCTGTACGGCATGTTAGCTTTCGTAGTTTTGGGTCTACTTTTCTGGATGGCTGACGCGTCTTGGCATCAAGCGAAGAGGGATAATGTATAGGGTAACAGCCTTCTTTAAGGATCGAAAGATCACACAAATGTTTTATAACTTGTATGACGCAATTGACTTTAAAGACTCTGCTGATGCTCATTATGCTGATAAAGTTATATTTGAAAAAGGAGTATTCTCAGTGAGAAAATTAATCTACGATAACTGGAACTATGTAATGGATCATAACTTGAATCCGCTGCGTAATATTCCAGACCTTAACACTCGTCACTTGGTTATGCAAGTTTTAGCTTGGATGTGGTGTATTGTGTTCTCTGCGTACTTTTCATCTATGTGGATGTTTGGACTTACTGCTATTGCACACACACTTATACTTGCAGCCATTGCTGTGACCGTAGGAACTTTTGCAGTAGCAAAGAACAATCCAAACCTTTTTAACTTGCGCTCGGGGTATCACTCGGTAAGTCGCGCTCGTCAATCTATGTGGGTTAATGGACAACGTGTAATTCTTGACCCGCGTGACCCTGGGGGAGAACATGAATAAAATCAAACAACTGTTTTGGGACGGAAGAGATTCTGTAGAGGTGTTTGGAGCAGCTGTGCTATTTGCCGTGTTTGGATCTCTCATTTATATTACAATCGTTGAACTTTTAAGAAAGGTGATATGTTCATGTTAGCAGTTGTAGCTGTTATCTCTGCACTGTGGTTTGTAGACAATGCAGAGTTTTTAGAAACTGTGTCTGAGCAACGAGCTGAGGGTGCTACGTGGCATCAGGTTGGTTGGCAAGCACACGAAGCAGGACTTCCTGCTATTACTATTGATTCTAATGATCAAAAACACATTGTATGGAAACTGAAACATGCCAAAGACTCAAGAGTGGATTAAACAAAAGCTTCAAGAAGAGCGTCAAGGTTGGACTGAATATGGCAACCGACGCTTAACTGAAGAGCTAGAAGAGCTGAAACAACGAGTTTCAGATTTAGAAATTGTATACGAGGAGATGCGTGATGAGTTGTCCGTGCGGTAGATCACCGATTGGCAGGTGTGTGGGCTGGCACTCTCTTTCAGAAGAAGAGTATCAGATCAAACTCTCTCAATATCAAGAGAAGCAAAAACAAAAGGAACAAAAAGATGATTGAAGGATTTCAACCACCGTGCGTGGTATTTAGAACTCGTGTACGAGACGAGTCGATTGAGGGACCAAACCCCTTTCGCTGGCAAAATGTGAAGAGCGATGAACTGTTTCGTGGTAAGCGAGTTGTCTTGTTCTCCTTACCAGGAGCGTTCACTCCAACTTGCTCTACCTATCAGCTGCCAGGATTTGAAGATAACTATCCTAAGATGCGTGAACTTGGAGTTGATGAAGTGTATTGCATCTCTGTCAACGATGCATTTGTGATGAATGCTTGGGCCAAAGCTCAATCAATTGAATCTGTAAAGGTAATACCTGATGGATCAGGCAACTTCACTCGATTCATGGGAATGCTGATTGGCAAGAATCATCTAGGGTTTGGGATGCGTTCATGGCGATACATGTGCGTGATCAATGATGGTCGCATCGAAAAGTGGTGGCAAGAACCAGGCATCAATAACGACGGTGAAGATGATGATCCGTATATTGAGACTACTCCTGAAAACATGCTTGCATATCTTGAGTCTAATGGGGCATAAAGTTGTACAGTGGCCTGAAGAGGGTGATGGCGGAGTAAGCCGCGAAAGTTATATCTATGAGTGGATTGACTGTTTTGAGCCGAATAGCATCTTTTTTGATGTAGGATCTTGCTGTGGTCAGTTTGCTGCTTATGCCTCGGCTAAAGGGCATGAGGTTTGGGCTTTTGAGCCTGGAACAGCAAACTCACAACATATTATAAAAGCACTCAATGAATGTTCTCTCGACTTTATGTTGGTTACAAAACCAGTGTATTCGCATAAAACTGTGATTCGTTGGAATGATGGTCAACCAAGAGTTGGAGGCCATCACAAGTTTATTGTAGAGCAAGGTGAGTTTCAAGGAGATGCAGGACTCAGAGGAATCTATCGTTCAGCTCAGGGCCAATCGCTTGAAGAGCGACACACCTGCTTTTTAGATCAATTTCCTCAAGCTGACTACATGAAAATTGATGTGGACGGAGCAGAACGAGCTGTGTTGCAGGGAGCTAAACAACAACTCAAAGGATTGAGAGAGTTGTGTGTAGAATTCAATGTCGATTGGCCAACTGAGATTGAGGGATTCAGCGAAATGTACAGAAAGCAGATTCAAGGCACTCTTCACAACGTATTTTATAAAAATGATAACTAGACAATGCACCAAAACTATGCTAAATTATGTGTCATAACCTATTTCGATTAAAACGCTGGCGAACAGCGCGGGCACAATATTTCGAAGAGCGTGCGACCGAAGGGAGCCTGAGGGTGAAACGTAGTTTCTTATCGTTCTACGCCACACTTGCGTCTACACTATGAAATCTATTAGTTTTATCCAGGCTTACTTTAATACTGGTTCCAAAACAAATTCCTATTTTCTTCCTTACTCTGC